ATATCTGGATCAGAATCTCCATATCCCTGTCTAGTCAACTGTGTTGCTGTGAAGACTGGTAGAGAGAATTCTACAGCCAATCCTCGTAATTCTTCGGCAATACCCTTTACATAGGTATATGAATTCATGTTAGCATTACCTGCCTTGAAACGAGTGGAAAGACAGATATTCAGATAGTCAACGAAGATGACCGCTGGTCTGAAATTCTTCTTTAGGTACAACTCATTGAGAAGTGCCTTGAAGTGCATAACACCTGCACCTGCCGTAGGATATTCCTTGATGATCAATTTACCGGTAGTCTTGTTCTTAATACCATCGATCTTCTTGAAATAGTTCTCCTTGGATAGATGCATGATATCATTGACAGGAACATCCATCAGATTGGCATCAATTCTTTCTGCGATACGCTCCTGGGCCATTTCCATTGTGAGATACAATACATTATGACCCTGGGATAGAAAGTCTGCTGCAAGATGACACATTGCCAGAGTCTTACCTACACCGACACCTGCAAGAATTACATTCAGTGTCTTGATAGGGAAACCACCTCTAGTGATCTTGGAAAGTGATTTCAGACCTACTGGAATACGTCTTTCTATCCTGTTATAGAATTCGTATCTGTCTTCCGCATTTTCGATATAATCATGACCTACGTTCGGATCGAAAGAAACGGCAAGAGCATTCGTCAATAGTTCTGGAATAATACCTTCAGATTTCTGTGACTTACCATCCATAATTGCAATTGTCTCTACAACCGCATTATACAAGGACTTGTCTCTACAGAATTTCTCGGTAGTATCGATCAGCCATTTTTCATCAGTCTCGGCATCCTGTTCTTTCTCCTTGGATACTTCTTCTAGAAATTCCAATGAAGTCTTATAGAGTGCCTCGGATAGATTCTTTTCTTTCTTATCCTCGATAATGAGTTTCAATGCCTCGCAAGAGGGATTGTTGGCATACTTGTCAATGAAACCACTGATCGTATCGAAAATCAACTTATCTCGTGGATCGATAAAGAATTCGGACTTAAGAAAAGGGAGAACTTTTTGGGTGTAATTCTTCGAAAATATCAGGTTTCTTAGAATCATTCTTTCTGTGCTAACCATTATACTCCTTCAATATTGAAATAACGATATTCCCAACATACGATTGGAAATCTTTTTGTTCCTTTAATTTAACAAGATCATGCTGCCCTGGATCGAGAATATCATAATCGAATTTAATTCTCAATCGCGCATCCGGTATGAACTTTACCAGATTGAATTGAATAGTTACCCCTACATACGGCTCCTTCTGGAGTATAATCGGGGTATTTTCTACATCAAAATCTTCGGCAGTTCCCTCAACAAATACGTAGTCAACTCCTTCTCTCATTTGATAAGAGAAGGAGTTACTGGTTGTCTTCGGGTTTGTAAGGTGTCTCCACATTATTTTCTGGTCAATGAATACTTGTTTTGGATGAAGGTCTTGAATTCTTCATTTGCCAAGATTTCATTCCAGAATTCAGGATTCTGTGTTTCTTCCAGATCGTATGCCTTCTTGTCGCCTTGTTTGACGAAAAGAGGGCCTTTATTCTTGATCACAAATCCCGCTTCTTCAGCATTATCTAACAGGCCTGAGTAAATGTCAATCCCTTTCTCAAAGGACATTGAAAGATCGATTTTCGACTTTTCTTGGACATATCTGGACTTTTCGACAGTCAATGTGAAGTTATATCCAAGAAGTTCTTTATCCTTGTCCTTTTCCTGTTGTCTTCCGATAATGAAGATAGTATCGGCAGAATAGTAGGAACCCGTACCACCGGATACAATATCCTTTGGAAACAGTGCCATTTCTTTATAGGTATGATTGATCGTAATCAAAGGAATATCCTTCATATTCAGATACGGAGTAGTAATTCTGAATAGTGATTTCAATGCCTTGGCTCGCGACATATCCGCAACAGACTTTTCATTCAAGGCATCTTCAGATTCTTTCTTGGATGCAAGATTACCCACTGAATCGATGATGGTAATCACCTTGTCTCCACGTTCAATACCTTCATCAAACTGCTTGGCAATATCGAATTTCAATTCCTCGATGTTCATGATCGGAGTAACAATGACTCTCGCTGGATCGATACCCATATTTTCGAAGTATGAAATAGGTGAACCGAATTCGCTGTTATAGAACAATAGGATTGCTTCCGGATACTTCTTCAGATAGGCCTCGGCACAGATCAGAGAAAGACCGGTCTTGAAGTGCTTGGAAGGACCAGCAAACATGGTCATACCAGGGGTGATACCGCCTTCTAGTGATCCAGATAGGGCAACATTCAACATAGGAATTTTGGTTGGGATCATATCCTTTTCATTGAAGAATTTTGATTCTGAAAGGATATCGGTATGTTCGATAACGGAAGTCTTTAATAGTTTATCTCTTAATTTGGTATTCATATATCTCCTTATATTATTTCCTTATATTTTTAATCGAATAACGAATCCGTTTTCTCTGTCTGCCAAGGGATTACATCCATTACGCTTTTCAATGGAGCAAGAAAAGCCTTGTTGAACTGTACATCCTTATCGACATACTTTGCGAGATTGAATTCTTTTGGTACGATAACTGGGAATCCCATAACGTCACCAAAGAATGGATTCGGCTTCACTAGATGGACGAACTTGATTTTTTCACCGTCTTGGAGTCTCGGATACTGTTTCAACTTCATCTGGTCCAGTGTTTTATTATATAGTAACGATGCCTTGACGTGAATCGGGGTTCCCTTGTTGAATGTATTATTTCCACCAAATAATCCACCATCGGATGTATCTGCAAAATCATCCATTTCGGACATTCCTCGAGGAAGTGCAATATCTTCAATCGGAAGACTATTGAATTCCTTACGGAATGATGAAATGTACTCTATCATCTGATCCTCGGTTCCATTCATGATAATATCCATAGCCTTGGATAGTTTCTCACGACATGCTGCCGGGGTAGATGACTTGATCATCTGCAAGCCCTTTACCTTGATTTTTGGTTTGTCGAATTTAACCTTTTCGTTCATCCAAATATTAAGAGCATAGTGCTTCTTTTTGACCCAAATGCTCTTATCCGCGATTACTTCTCTCTTCATTTCCATCTTATTGATCGCATTCAGATACTTGGCTAGTTTGCTGAATTCACTGTCAATAAACGGAGACAACTTTTCGGCACATACTCTATTCAGGAAGTTTACGATCTTGGCCTTGTTTGCATCCTGTTCGGCAATCGGGAATATTGCATCTACTATACCCGACATATCGATATACATGGAGTCTGTATCGGACGCAAGAATATAATCCTTGTTGGTCGTCTTTAGCAGATTGTTCATGTATTTGTTCATGGCTACGATGATCCAACGGATAACTAGCTGACCGCCATATGTTACCGCAGATGCCTGTCTCACATCAAAGAATCGGAAGAACTTATTACCAATCGCACCATAGGCAGAATTGAGACAAATCTTAATAACCTGCTGGAGGGTATCATATTCAGATTCCTGTTTCTCCAGTTCTGCTCTACGAACGGGATCAGTAGTTCTCTGAATTTCTTCCTTTGCATCTTCGGATAGTTTCTTATAACGGTCACGATCCTTATACATGTCCTGCATCATTTCGGATAGAAATCCGACACGATTCATGGAGAAGAATTCGGAATTGGGCGTGACTGTCATGTTGTATTCCTTTAGAATATCCAAAGGAACAGACATATTCAGAAGTGTATCAACGGTAATATCATGTTTCTCCAATAGTTCTCTCAACGCCAATGGATAGTTATAGGCATCGATGAATGTATCTGGAGATATGTTGAACATCATGATAAGGTGAGGATACAGGGACTTCAAGTCGAAAGATACCGTCCATCGATGTTTACCAATGATTGGGTCCTTTACGGCTGCTCCCTTATAGGCTTCACTCTTATGCTGTATTCTCTTTTGTGGAATGACAATATTCTTGGATAGAAGATAGGAATAGATAAGTGAGTCCCACATTCTTACCTGGAAGAAAATATCATCATAATTTACCTTAGCCATATAGGCTAGCGTGAATCCAAGCTTTACCAATTCTCGTTTCTTGGCGATAAGATCGACCAAGGTAACGTCATGCATGTTATACTCAATGAATGTGGTATAGTCTTTTTCATACAATTCATCAAGAGATTGGTATGTGGAATAATCGATCTTCTTTTCACCTACTTCTACCGAAGCAATATAATTCAGTTTATATGATTCCTGGGCTGCGCCGCCTGGGGCGAATTTTCGATACATCTGGAACATATCGAATTGTCCGATACCAACCATATCATAGACTCTTGAATCCTTATTCATATTGGTTTCCGTACGGGCGTTGATCTTACCCCACGGAGACATTTTATTCATCAATCCATCATCATCAAACACGACGGAAAGACGCTTCAATAGATATGGAAAGTCGAAGAATTTGATATTCCAGCCAATTACAACATCTGGATAATCGGAAGACCAGAAATCAACAAACTGTTCCAACAAATCCTGTTCGTTGTCACAATGGTAATACTTCACATTATCTTTTGTTGGAATGTAGGATTTACATCCAAACACATAATATGTGTTGTCTTTTAATACCGTGATTGCTGTTACTTCATCCTGGGCATGTTCTATCATTTCATCGATGGTCATGCCAGATTTGTTGGCAACCTCGATATCGATGTTGGCTACCTTTATGAGAGACATATCCCAGTTCACCTTACCAGGAAATTCATCCCTGATATAATGAATTGGTATTCTGTCCATACCATAGATTTCGAAATTGGAAACATTACTGTATTGATCTAGGAAATTACGCGCCTCCTTGATAGAACCAGGTTTGATTAACTCAACCGGCTTACCAAAAAGCGTCCTGAATTTTGTGTCTTTTTTATTCGAGGAGATATAAAAAGTAGGAGAAAATGCAACTTTCCTCCTTACTCTTTTTCCGTTTTCTATACCTGTGTATAGAATATTGTTTCCCAGTTTCGATACATTAATGTAGAAGTTTTCATTAATGCTCGTACTGTGTATTATACTTTATCCTGCTGTTAGAATCAATGATTTCT